GCGTCAGGAATCGCTGGACGCCATGAGCCAACTGTTGCAGGGCAACCCGCAACTGTGGGCGGTTGCAGGCGACTTGTTCATCAAGAACATGGATTGGCCAGGCGCACAAGAGATGGCGAAACGCTTTGCCAAGACCATTGATCCAAAACTGTTGTCTGACGCTGATGATGATCCGGCACTTGCCGCTGCCCAACAGCAGATCGAGGCAATGCAGCAGGAGATGGAGCAGATGAACAACGCTCTTATGAGTGTGCAGGACAGCATGGACGCCAAGACCATCAAGGTCAAGGAATTCGAGGCGACAGTCAAAGCGTTCGACGCTGAAACGAAACGCTTGTCGGCGGTGCAAGCATCCATGTCGCCAGACCAGATTCAAGACATCGTGATGGGTACGATCCACGGCATGATTACGTCAGGCGACCTGATTAACGAGATGCCTGGGCAGGACGAAGACATAGCCGCTGAGATGCCAGAAGAAGGCATGGAGCAGCAGATGCCTATGGAAGACATGGAGCAGATGCCTATGGAACAAGAAATGCCGCCAGAGCAGATGGAGATGCCGCAATGAACGCCTGTCAGTTCGTTGGCCTGCTGTTTCTTAGCCGAGATGTAGCGCACAGCGTACACCTCAACTCCCGCTCGTTCAGCAAGCATATGGCGCTGAACACGTTCTACGATGAGATCATTGACCTAGCCGACTCGTTTGCAGAAGCGTACTCCGGCAGGCACGGCTTGCTTGGGCAGATTTGTGTTCCGGCCAACAAAAAAACCGCGAACATTATAGATTTTCTGCAAGGCCAACTCGATGAGATAGAAAAAAAGCGGTACGAAGTTTGCGACAAATCAGACACCGCGATCCAGAACATCATCGATGAGATCGTTGCTTTGTACTTGTCCACCCTGTACAAACTGAGGTTCTTGGCATGACTATTGCACTCAACACTACGCTGCGGAACAACCGCGCAGATCAGATCACCTCTTTTACCGGCACAAGCGCCAAACTGCGGATTTACACCGCAGCCTACGCTACCCAACTAGTTGAGTGCATTTGTAGCGCGTCAGCGTTTGCTCCCGCTGCATCTGGCGGTATTCTTACGTTGAACGCAATTTCGGCGGGAACTGCTACCGCAGCGGGCACAGCCGCAATTGCACGCATCTACAAGTCGGACGGCACAACGCTGGTCATTAACGGTTTGACGGTTGGAATTACATCCAGCGACATCAACATCACCAACACAACGATTGGTATCAGCGATGCAATTACCGTCACTTCTGCCACGATCACAGAGGGCAATGCGTAAATGGCCCTGTACGCAGACCGTGTAAAGGACAGCACCTCACTTACAGGTACTGGTGCGGTCACGCTGAGTGGTACTGCGTCTGCTGGTTACCAGACATTTGCCACGGCATTTGGTGCTACCCCGCAGACAGTTGCGTACTGTATTGCCGACCAGACCGGCAGCAACTGGGAAGTCGGCACGGGTGTGTTCAACGGCACAACCGGCCTGACCCGTGTGACCGTGCTGGCATCGAGCAGCGGCGGTTCGTTGGTCAATTTTACCGGCGGCACGCAGGATGTGTTTTGTACCGCCCCGGCTGCGTATTTGTTATCTCCCGGCGCGAATACACAAGTTGCGTACAACAACGCAGGGTTGCCAGGGGCAAGCGCCAATTTTACCTACACCAGCGGGACTAACACGCTGACTACCGGCAACATCACAGGCTCCGCGCTGTCGATGACGATCCAACCAAAAACGCCAACTTTCTTAGAGGCAGCGGGGACGCTTGCGTTTGCGGCAAAAAATGCTGTAATAAGTAACGGTAATGGAGGGTCTGTATCTTTTACTTCCGGTAACGGGGATGGTACAGGAAGTGGTGGAAACTTAAATTTTAGTTCTGGGTCTGGAGTAGACGGCGGTGGACTTAGTATTTTGGCGGGCAACGGATCACAAAACGGCGGGGCGTTTACCGCCCGCGCAGGCGATGGGTACACCGGAGTTGCTGGCGGTTTCACCCTAACGGCTGGGAACAATGAACGATCAGGCGGCGCTGCTGGGACTATTGCTTTAACGTCTGGTATTGCCGTTGGAGGCGATGGCGGGGATATTTATCTGTCGTTAGGGTTTGGGGGTATAAATAACGGTAGTCTATTAGTCACTACAGACGTTGGTACTGTATTTGAGGCAACATTAGACTCTGGCACTTTTGCAAACCGGCTAGGCTTTTATGGGGTAACACCTGTCGATCAGCCCGCACCCACAGCATCTGGCACTCAAAACGTACTTGATAGCGTTGTATCCAGCCTCATCAACCTTGGTCTTATCCAATCTGGTGGGTTTTCCAATATCACCTCCGTAGCCCCCGCTGGCGCAGACACTCAAATTCAGTACAACAATGCTGGGGCGTTAGACGCAAGTGCAAACTTTACATATAACAGCGCCACTAATACAGTAGCACTTGGCCCCAACACGGGTACGGCAACATTTACCACCCGCGCGCCGACTGCAACCACCATAGCCCCAACCACCTTGGTAATTGCTGGACAAAACAGCATTAGAACTACTGGAACAACAGGCGTTGGCGGCGCGGTTACGATACAGGCGGGAAATGGTCGCCCCACAGGAGCGGGTGCTACTGGTGGTGCAGTCAACATAAATGCTGGCACAGGCGTCGGTACAACATCCGGTATTGGCGGTGCAATAAACATTACCGCAGGTAATAGCACACTTACAACCTCTTTGGGTGGAGCGTTGACATTACGCTCAGGAAACGGTGCGACTACCAGTATTTTTGGCGGGAACAATTCTGCTGGAGACGGTGGATCGCTTACATTGCAATCGGGTATTGCTAGTGGTGCTACGGGCAATGGGGGTGCTTTCCAACTTTTTGGTGGGCAAGCAATCAATGGGAATGGTGGCAATTTTGAGATGCGCGGTGGGTTAAGTAGTAATGGTACGGGGGGGAGTTGCGTTTTTGTTGCGGGATATTCATCCACAGGGCAAGATGGTAGTATTGCTTTTAACCTCCCGTTTAGTAGTAGCCCATTTCCGGGCTCTGTTTTTGTTGTTAACGATGCAACCATTGCCTTTGAAATAACTTCTAACGCCACTACAGGCGCAACTAAGATGGGTTTTTTTGGTGCAACCCCAGTCGAAAAGCCCGCCGCCGTACCCGTCACCGCAGCGGGTATTCATGCTGCACTTGTTTCTTTAGGACTTATCACATAATGGCAATCACCAAACAACTTACCAACGCCGCTGGTATCGTCTACGAATACCACCGAATCAACTCGGTCATCATTGACGCGCAGGACAATCTGTTCGCAACGGTTACGTCTTACCTCAACAAAGACCGCGCCACCGTCAATGATCGGCCTGTTGACCGCTTCTCCACCCAGATTCATACCAGCATCACCACGGGTCTAGTTGCCACGGCAGAAACGCTGATTGTTGCCGACCCAGAGTGCAAGTTGTTTGGCGGTGTTGTAACGCCAGACGTCATCGTGTCTGATCTGGACAAGGCCAAGGCCAAGAAAAAGGCTGAGATCGCCTCTGCTCGCAGCGTTGAGATGTACGCCGACAAGACCACCAGCCTAGGCGTGTTTGGCAGCACAGAGTCAGACAACAACAAACTGTCCATCGCCATCCAAGTCACGCAGTTGGCGGCAGCAGCAGGCCAGCCCGCAGAGTGTGGTTACAAGGATGTACAGGGAGCCTACTCGGTCTACACGTTGGCTCAGTTGGAACAAATTGCTTTGGAGATCGCCGCCCAAGTCATTCCAACGTATGAGAAGGAAGCCATCCTGACGGTTTCAATTGAAGCGGCAGCAACGGTTGAAGAACTTGAAATGATCGGGTGGTAAGTGCTTGGGTTTGCGCCCATCTCGGCGCTACCAATTTCGGCTATAGTTGTGCCGACTCCTACCCCGCCAATAACTGCGGGCGCTCAGACTCTCATTGTCTTGCGTACATTTACAGATAGAAAGAGGTGCTAAATGTCGATCAATCTTAAAGCAATTACAACGGTTCTGGGCTACCAGCAGATCACTTCGTTGAGCGCATCCACGGCGCTTACCGTGCCAATCCGCGATGTGAACGGCCTGTCGTGCCGACCAGCCATTGCCATCATCACCCCAGAGACACAAGCGGTGCGTTGGCGTGACGATGGTGTAGCGCCTACCGCCTCAGTCGGTATGCCGTTGGCAGCAGGCGTGACGTTGCAGTATGATGGCGACATTACGAAAATTCTCTTTATTGAGCAGACTGCCAGCGCCAAGTTGAACATCACCTACTACGCATGACATCATGAACATCAGCAACGATACCGGCGGCATGGATTTCAGCAGATTGCTGGATTACGTTACAAAGCAATTTCCCGGCGATCTGGCGGCGATGATTTCAGCGCGCGACGAACTTGCCGTTCGTCAGGGCGCGTTGTCGGCGGCTGAAGACACGGTGAAACTGAAGGCACAAGCCGTTGCTGCGCTTGAGTCGGCCAACGCTGAAGCGGCTGCAATGCGGGCTGAAGCAAAGGTGTATGTGCAGGAAGCCAAGGCTCAAAAAGCCGCTGCTGACAAGCGTGAAAAAGACCTCAACGACCGCGACGACAAGATGGTCGAGATGTTCGCAGCCCGCGAAAAAGCGTTGAGCGTCAAAGAAGCGCAAGTGCAGTCACAGATGAACGCCTTGGATGCCAAGGACGCTCGATTGTTTGCTGACCAAGCACAACTGGAATCTGACCGCGCTGCGCTAGACGCCCGTGTGAAAGCGTTCCAAGACAAAGTTGCATCGATTAACGTGTAACCGTACTGGTGAGGTTCACCAGGGAATCCATAGGATTCACTCATGTCAGAAGAAGTAGAAGTAGTAGCGGAAGTACCCGCGCCGGAACAGGTTGCTACGGCAGCGCCTGAGACTGAAGTAGACACGCCGGAAGTCAAGACCTTCTCACAAGAAGAACTTGATGCCGCAATTGGCAAACGCCTTGCGAGAGAACAGAGGAAGTGGGAAAGAGAACGCCAGCAGGCCGCGCCGGTTATTCCGGCTGAAGTGCCCTCTGCTGACCAGTTTGAAACGGTTGAAGAATATGCCGAGGCATTGGCAGAAACCAAAGCCGCAGAACTGATTCAGAAGCGGGCGCTGCAACAGCAGCAGGCTGAAATTCTTGAAACCTATCACGACAAAGAGGAAGAAGCGCGAAGCAAGTACGATGACTTTGAACAAGTCGCGTACAACCCTAGCCTCCGAATCACAGATGTGATGGCTCAAACGATCCAGGCATCAGACAACGGGCCTGACGTAGCGTATTTTTTGGGGTCAAACCCGAAAGAGGCAGATCGTATTTCCCGTTTGGCTCCGCTTTTGCAAGCGCGAGAGATTGGCAAATTGGAGGCAAAACTTGCTTCTGACCCGCCCGTCAAGAAGGTTTCGAGCGCGCCAACCCCAATCACCCCCATCAGGGGTGGCAAGGTAAACGCACCCGCCGTGTACGACACGACCGATCCTCGGTCAATCAAGTCGATGAGTACGTCTGAATGGATTGCTGCGGAACGTCTGCGGCAAATCAAGAAGATGGAAGCATCAAACAAGTTCCGCTAACTTCTAAGGAAATTTCTCCATGAGTAATTCGATTCTTACAATCGACATGATCACGCGCAAGGCGCTTGAGATTCTCGAAAACAACCTTGTCCTGACCCGTAACGTCAACCGCCAGTACGACGACTCGTTCGCCGTCGAAGGCGCGAAGATCGGTTC